CATCTGCCAACAATTCAGACAACTTAGCTATACCAGTTTTATGATGCACCTGAACTCCGAACTCTTTGAGTTCTTTTTTAATCTCTTCTTCTGTCATTTCCTTAATGGGTGTTACTACTTGCATAATTCCTCCTTAGTTAAGATAGTCCCCCAAGGGCTAACGCCCTTGGGTGACAGGTAAACATTAAACTATACAGCTGCCAAAGCAGTCCAAATAATGCCAAGACGTTCTGGGCGAAGTGCCATAAAGCCATAATACCATTTGATAGAGTAGAATCCTACTTCACCATACGGATCATCCAAAGAAGCGATTTCCATACCTGGCTTCTTATGGTTGATGGAAAATTTAACACTCTTACCATCAGTCTGAAAACCGATAGTCGTAAAAGCACCATCTCCAACAACCAGCATTGGATAGATGTCTGCGCCATTATCACCAGTACCTGCAGTATCAGAAGCAGAAGCACCTCCATTTTCGGTAAACTGCATTTCTGGTACTACAACAATGCGGAACTGATCAATAGATCCAATTTCGCCATTCATAATATTGCCAGAATCAGCGTACTTCTCAACAGATACAAAAGCAGCTGCACTATGCAGGTCCGTCATAGCTCGCAGTACTGGAATCAGTTCAGAACCTACATACATGATACGTCCACCATTAATGGTTTTGGTATCAACCATTCTAGACCCAGAAATAACCTTTGTTTGCTTAGGAGTCTTATTGTTATCCAAAGCAATCGAAAGATTCATCAAGTCCGTATACGTAACAACTTCATCAACAGCTAGCTTCATTGCTGTTCTAGTTGCAGCATTTCCAGAGCCAGCAAGAGCAGCACCAGTAGGAGCAGTAGAGCAGTAATAAGAAGTACCTGTACCAGTAGCTGTAGTAATAAGATCTGCCTGAAGCTCCGCTTCAGTCAGCTCATTGGCACCAACAAGTGCTTCCTCAGTGATGTGTGATAGCAAGTCTGCATCAGAATCGAAATCCAGTGATTCTTGAGTATACTCAGTAAAAAAACCACGTTTGAGCAATTCACCTTCAATCTGTGTACGGGTAAAACCAACTCGGTTAACTCGTCCACCATTTTCACGGAGGGTTGGGATTTTAGACTTAATCGTACCGGTATCTTTAGAAGATCCGTACAAGTTCTGATCATTCAATCCAATCTCACCAAGAGCACCAGCAGCGGTTACAGCAGCAGCTCTATCTGCAGCATTAGAACTTTGCAGTACGCCAGCAGCGTTCCAAGCAGACCACGTAGTAACTGCTAATGCCGTACCTGCAGCATTGATTCCCTGATCGCCTGTATTTAGTACATCCAGTAATGGAACGTATACATCTTGCTTAATCTTTTTACCCATATTCTTAGGCATTGCACGTACATCAGCCAAAGGCGTGAAATACTGCTTATCCCGTACAGAAATAAGGGCTTTCTTAAAGTAGTAATCGGTACGTGCCTGTGCGCCGATGTCTGATCCAGTCCCACTAGCCGTGCTAGCTGGGGCGTTATACATATTTTCATTAGCCATGATATTATCCTATTGCGTAGTCATTATAATTAACAGCTAAGCATACTTCTTCATAAAATCCGCATCCGATAATCCTAAAAACTCACTTTCTGGAGGGGCTGTATTAGAAGATGTTTGTTTAACTGGTGCTGCGGCCTTTCGTTTTTTATCACGATCAACATCAGCTTGTTTAGGTACAGATTTATTTGATACTTTAGATGTCTTATTCGGAGTATCAAATAGTCCTTGATTATTCATATGTTCAGCAACTTGCCTATAAGCATCTACATCTGGAACTCCTACTAGCTTGCCTAAAGTTTTTTCTTGTTGCAGAACTGCATTTACTTTATCAAAGATACCATTAGCCATATGTTCATTAATAATTGAAATAATTGATGGCTGTTTTGAAATGCGTGTCCGGCTATCAACATCCCATTCTTTAGTAAGAGTATTGATAGTTCGTGTAAACGTTTCAGTATCCTTAATATCATCAAGGACATTGTCCAACTCGTATTCTGTATCTGTTACAGAGTAATTTGTTGGTTGATACTCGGTAGGAACATCTTTGTCAATGTCTAAGGGATCTACGGTGCTTTCTTTAACTAACTTGGCGATAGCAGTAGGATCTTTTTTAGCTAGATCAATTAAATTATTTAACTTGGCCTCATCCAAAAGTTCATTATTTTCTAACATCTTAATGAGTTTTAAATTAGGCTTTAATTGCCCCATCTTTTTCTGATAGTTAGCGCCCATTTGCATAAGACGCACAATATCATCAGGATCTTTTACTTGCATATCTACACCATTAGCTTTGAAAGGCGCAGAAATCTTTTTAAAAGCACTTTCGTAATTAAACTCTGCAGTTTTCTGGGTATCCCCATCTGTGTCAGTCGAGTCTTTCTTACTAGTATCAAGAGATTCTGTTGTCTTACTATCAATAGATGTTTCTGGCTCCATTTGAGTATCCCCAAATGGTTGGCGTACTTTATCTTGAGTAGCTTCAACTTCAGTTTGCTCCTGTGCTTCACTTACCTCTTCTGTAGAGGTATCTTCACTATCATCAGCTTGTTCTGATGTATTAGTTTCTTTATCAACTGCGGCATCTTCAACAGTTTCAGTAGTTTGGTCAGATTCTTCAGTAAGAAATTCAGAAGGATCTTTAGCTAAGAATTCTTCATCTGTCAGCCCTAAAGCAGTGTCAGTCATTTAGATATCCCTTCAGCTAAAATTTCTTCGCGAGTTTGTTCGTGTTCCCCCAATGCGGTATCCATTTCACTACCTCGTCTCATAACTGATTCTAGGAAGTTAGCTAGTGCTCCAACACCATACTGCATATTATCGATAAGCTTCATTTGTTCTGGATTTAAATTAGAACTCTTAGTCATAACTAACCTAGCTGCTTCTTCTTTAAAGTAACCTTCTTCAATAACATCTTTAAAGTACTTGCTATCCATTAGTTTAACGCAGTTATCTCGTAATGCACGTATTCTTTGAGCAGCATCGATCTGAATTTCAACTTGTTCTAGTTCTGTAGTCATTTCATTTCCTTATGATTAGTTAATATAAACGTACTCCTTACTGCTTATTTAACGTATCAAAGGCTGCCTTGTCAAGGTTAGATAATCTATCATGCTCTTTTCCTTCTAAATTGGCTTGTCTATCGCGGTCTTTACTTTCCATAGCCTGAGCATGCTTTCTATTAGTTACATCTATATCTCGCATGTCTCTAACCCCCGATTCTTTATCAACAAAATCAAGATCAGTAAGATCAGATCCACTATTAAGACCCCGTGCTTTAGCTTGTTCTGTCTGCGTCTTAGCAGTTTTGAGCCCGATATCCACTTCGTTCTCGGCACCTTTAGCAGTCTCATTACGTATTTTAGCTTGAAGCATCTGCATTTCAAGTTGATGCATTTCCTCAGCCATAGGATCAGGTTGAGGTTGGTACTCTTCTATGCGTTTAGCTAAATCAGGCATCTTACGTAATTTAGCAATGTCAGCTAGGATCATATGACTCATTTCCGGAGGCATCGTATTACCCATAGTTTGTAACATAAATGCCAACTCACTAGCTTTCTGTTCATCCGCTTCAGCTGTCGAGATATTAAGTTTAATATCATATTTACCACCTAGATCATTCCGGTTAATAGCTACGAATTCTTCATTAGTAATACGAACAATTTCTTCATCTTCTAAGAATTCGGAGTTCATAGATATAACTTTACGCCCAATTTGATTTAACCCATTGGAAAGTCTTCTTAGAATCCCTAATTCTCGCTTAGATGTAGCATCTAGTGCTGACCTAATACCTGTAGCAGTAGTGCCTAGAGCTTGTCCTGAAATACCTTGAGTAAACGCTTTAACACCAGTTAATGCCTCAGCATCATTATTCTGCATGTTTAGTACTTCTAATGCAGACCTAGGGATCTCAGGATATACTTCCATGTGGAACGCCTGCCTAGGATCTACATTAGCGTTAAATTTATAGTCTTCCCCCCGTTCAAACTTACGGGCATTAGTTACGTCAAGAGCATCTTTACGGATACCTTGCTGACCGCTAGCACTCCGACCAATGATATCTATGATACCTCTAGTTACAGCGCCTACTATCTTCTGGTTATCTTCAATAAGAGCTGCATCAGGCTCTCCGTATATGTTCTTACGCCGAGGTAAGTATTGAACTAATACAAAAGGGACCTTCTTATCTGGGTAAGGATTCTCTTCTAATCTAATAAATGTATCTCCTACCCATGTAGCTACAAAAGGTTTAACTTCTCCAGTATCATCGATATCCCAGTATCCCCAATATTCTCTAGCAATAACTTTCTTACGTGCTTTATCTTTAAATGTAAACGAAGTATCGTCTGTATTAACTTCATGATCTGGTTCCGATAGTACTGATGCACTTTCAAAGTTAATATTATCTAAATTCTTATAGCGTCCATCCTTCTTAAGTTCAGATAGAGATGTCTCAAAACTATAGATAGCAAAGTTTGCTTTATCGAGATCCCCTTCACAAGTTGGATCTAGTATTATATTGTTATAATCACATACGGTTAATACCGGTTGATTCTTAGTTGTAATAGTCTTCATTTTAGAAGTCTGTCCAGTCTTTACTTCTTGCTGTACAGGTTGACCATCAGGGCCCATAACTACCTGTACTTCCATCACATCTTCATAGACTTTACGCTTATCTTCCTCAAACTCCCAACCAACACGTACTACTACTGTACCTTCATCAACAGCAGTCCTAATATAGTCATCAACAAATTTAACTTTGTCCATGCGACAATTCAGCTGATAATTTAACAGCATACCATTCTGAACAGCTGAATCTTTATCTTCAAATGTTTGAGGGGATGTATTAAATAGATCATCAGTTGATAGGAAAGGTTCAGATAAAGCAGCATATCTCCATTCAGCTTGCTTACGAGCTAATTTAGGTACTAACTTAGACCTACCCCGTTTAGCATTAATAGTTTGTTCCCCATTAAGTATACGTAGCCAATTATCAACTTCTGACGTATGTACATCATGAGCTACTTTAGCTGATTCGTAGTCTTGTTTTAGATCACTAAGAGTAGGAGGGTTCTCCCAGTCCACTAACGTAGAAACATCGATTTCAGGCTTTCCATCTATATCTAAATTTGATTTTTCATTCATAAGTTATTACCGGCTTGTTCTAAATGTTTTTCATAACTACTGTATTGTTTTTTAAGAAATCCCTCTACCTTATAAATTTTAAGGTTTTCAATAGTACTATGGTAAGTTACGTAATTAGTAAACATAGAGTTCTTACCCTCTAGAGGAATTGAACAATATATATCATCTTCTCGTACGACTTCAGAAACAAAATACTTCCATACTTTAAAGAATGCTATTTTAGCTTCCATATTATCTGAGATAATTACTCCTGCTATCATATATCCATTTAGAGATTTATGAAAATTATAAAATAAAGCCGCTTCCCCTTCTTGTATTAAACTAGTATGAGCAAATATCATAATATCTCCACGACTACAGAGGAATACACATTACCCATTCCTGCTCCTAGACTAAGAAATGTCCCAGATTCTTCTTGGATAGCTAATGCTGTTTCTATAGCAGTAGACGATCCCATAGTATGTCCTATACGTAACTTATAATTAATTGTTTTAATATCCCCAAATATATCTTTAATTAACTTATTCTCTATACTATTGTCATCTGAAAAAGTGCTGTGAGTTTTTATAAAATCAATGTTATCCGTGTTAACTCTGGTCATTACTTTTTCATACCCAATACCTTCACATGAGATACCTAATGGAGATACATGCTGTTCTGCTGCTATATGTATATCCTTAATTTTAGCTAATACAGTATTATTTGTGTTGTGATTACACGATTCACTTTCGAATATTGATATATTGCACCCTTGTCCTAAGTGAAATTTAGTAATCTCTAGGTTATCTTCTTCATCCAGTGATTTACTTAATTTATGTTCACCAAACACATGCGAATATTCTTCGGCAAGTCCATTATCTACTGAAATAACTACAACTGCATCAAGCCGCTCTAACTGCAACAAAGTATGCGCAGTGTGCCAAGCAGAATGCCCACTAATACAGCTTACACTATCTGTTGATATATAATCAAAAGCTCCTAATTGACTGGCTAAATACCCGGCGTATACTTGAGTAACTGCCATAGGTGCTAATCTGTATACGGGGTACTGGTCCGTCTTAGGAACACACGATGTGTAACCAAGCCCACAAGTACTGCCTGAAGCTATTATTAACCCTACTTTACGAGCAGGGTTAGCTAATAATTCTTTAATGCGCCCTCGAGTTCCAGAGGCAGCTCCATGTCGGCCTATAAGAACATCTTGTACTAATTCGCTATTTACTAGTTTAATCCCTTTTGCAACTAGCTCTCCTCCTCCATTTCCAACTTGATGAACATACTGAGGATAGGGAATATGATCTAATAAAGTCAGCTCTTCTGCGTAAACAGAATTAGTATGGGTCAGTAGCACATTATGCATTAAATGATTTTCTACCGTATGCCATAGCATCCTCATACGTAAAAGTTTGAGTAGCTTCTCTACTTATAAAATCTTTTAAAGTTTTAATAGTGAAATTCTTTTGATCTGCGAGTTCTTGAAATGTATTTTCAGGAACGCCAAAAAAATCAGATATCCAAATAAAGAACATCATAGTACTTAGAC